GACCCGTGTTGGCAACCGCACCCAGATCAGCCAGAAGACCGTTGGTATTACTGGCACCCTGGAAGCTGTTGACAAAGCAGGCCGTAAGTCTGAAAAGGCTTATCAGTTGGCTAAAGCCTCTAGCGAAATCAAGCGCGACATGGAGTTCACTCTGCTGAACAACACTGTGCAAAGCAATGGTACTGCTGGATCGACTGCCCGTGTTATGGGTGGTTTGCAAACCTGGTTGTCAAGCAATGGCGACTTTGGGGTTGGTGGATCTACTGGCACGTCCGGCACGACTGCCCGCACCAACGGAACCAACCGTACTTTCACGGAAACCTTGTTGCAAACTGTTGTTAAGGAAGTGTTCGAGTCTGGTGGTTCTCCGAAAGTGTTGATGGTGACTCCTGCTCACAAGCAGACCGTCTCCGCTTTCGCTGGTATCGCTGCACAGCGTTACATGGCTCCGTCGGATGCTCCCACGACCATCATCGGCGCTGCTGATGTCTACCTGTCGGACTTTGGTTCGATGTCCGTGGTTCCCAACCGCTTCATGCTGTCGGGCAATTCTGCCAACGATGTGGCCTTTGTGCTTGATCCTGAGTACGCTGCTGTTGCCTATCTGCGTCCGTTCTTCACGAACGACCTCGCAGTAACGGGTGACTCTGCCAAGACCCAACTTCTGGTGGAATACACCCTGGAAGTTAAGTCCGAAGCAGCTCATGGCATCATTGCTGACTTGTCTTAATCTGTCATAACGACTTGAACCAAGGGATCAGGGGAAACTCTGGTCCCTTTTTCACATGAACATCAACGAAATCGCCAAGCAAAATAACTTCCGTTCTCGCAAGGCCCATGCAACAGATGATGGTGGATTGGTCATTGAGACGGTTCAGGATGTCTCTGGAATTGTTGAGAGCAATAAGCGCGAGTTCAATTCCTACGACGAGCGATCTAGGTGGTCAAATCACTTGTTTGGGAATAAAATAGCAAGTATCCCGCTAACGGTGATTGACCAGTTGAACAAAGATGGAATCATGCGCGGGTTCCATATCCTCGATCAGAAGCGTTTCAAGGCGTGGCTGAACGAGCGTGACAACCAAGCGTTCAGGACCAGGCCAGGGAGGATTTGATGCCTTTCACCACATACACCGATCTCAAGACATCGATTGCAAATTATTTGGCTCGGACTGACCTGACAAGTCAAATTCCAGATTTCATTACGCTTGCAGAGAACCGTTTACGCAGAGAGTTGCGTATGCGTCAAATGCTCAAGTTGGTCTATGCAACAACAATCGCAAATGAATCAACTTTATCGTTGCCAATAGATTTTCTTGAAATAAGAGATCTTCACCTGAACAACACTCCAATCACTGCCTTGCAGTATTTGTCTCCAAGCGTGTTCTATCGCAATGCTGATGTGACGACTGTTGGAGTTCCAAGCAAATACACTGTTCTAGCGAATGACTTTCAATTTGCAAGGATTCCTGACTCAGAGTACAACGTAAGAATGCTGTACTACGCAGCACCAACCTATCTAAGTGATTCAAATACATCAAATGTGTTTCTAGTAAATTGTCCAGATGCTCTTTTATACGCATCACTCGGAGAGGCAGAGCCATACATTATGAATGATGAGCGACTGCAAACTTGGGCTGCGTTGTATCAAAAAGCAGTTGATACGATAAACAGGTCAGATGAAAAGCAAGAGTACGCAGGTGTACCTATTGCTATGACATTGGTTAGGAGATAAACATGATTGATAAAGCACTGGCACATGACAATTTCTCCAACAGTCTTATCTGTAACGCGCAGCCAAGTGAAACACTTTGTGCTATCGGACAGTTCAAAGTTGAGTGTGTTGACAAAGATGGAAACGTAAAATGGAAAGTTGAAACGCCAAATCTTGTCGTTAACAGCGGTCTTCAATATATGTGTGGGACTGCTTTGACAAGCACTTCTCAAATTACGTCTTGGTATATTGGTTTATATGGTGCTGGATCAACAAACAGTCCTGCCGCAAGTGACACTATGTCTTCTCATAGTGGCTGGACTGAAATAACTGCATACACTAATTCCACCAGGCCAAGCTGTACATTCGTTGCAGCAACAAATGCGAATCCTTCAGTAGCAACGAACAGCGCAGCTCCCACTCTATTTAGCATCAATGCATCAGCAACGATTGGTGGTGCGTTTTTAGTCAGCAACAACACAAAGGGTGGGACATCAGGAACTTTGTTTTCTGCTGCTGATTTTGGTTCTCCAGGAGACAGACCCGTTATTTCTGGAGATGCCATATATGTGACCTATACCCTTAGTTTGGCAGGGTGATGTAATGACTAAGGTGGACTTTGAATTCACCAAAGACGGTCTTGTGTTCCGTGATGCGTTGCATCTGCCGGATGACCACGGTATGTCCGATGCTGAGATTGAAGCGATGAAACAAGCCCGATTTGACGCATGGCTTGAGGCTATCCAACCGGCTGAAGAGCAGGAGTAAGTTATGGCAACGTACTACTGGGTTGGTGGGTCGGGTAACTGGAGCGACGCAACCAATCACTGGGCCAATGCATCCGGTGGTAGTCCTAGTGCGTCTTATCTGCCCACATCAGCCGATGACGTAGTTTTTGATGCGGCCTCTAACGTAGGTACGGGAGCGTTTACCGTCACGGTGGATGGCACTTCAGCCTCTCCATCTCTTTGTAGAGATTTCAGCACTGGTGGTGCTGGTGGCGCCCTTGATGGGGCAATGACGCTATCGTTGGGCGCTACAGCACAGTTGGACTGCTATGGCTCCATGACTCTGCCAGCAACCAACTTTACTTGGACTGGTACTAGCGGAGCAGTATTAAATTTCAAATCAACCGCAACCGGCAAAACCATAATTACAAATGCTGTTTCTTTGGCCGCGACAACTGTAAATTTTAATGGATCTGGCGGCGGCTGGACTCTTGGAAGTGCTCTAACAATAACAACAAATCCGTTGTCTTTAATTGCCGGTTCTTTTGATACCGGCGGGTACAACATAACCGTACCAAATTTGATAATTAGCGGAACATCTACTAGAACTTTTACATTAAATAATTCAACAATTTCGTTAAGCGGAACTACAACGTTTAATGCAACAACTACAACAAACCTAACCTTCAACGCTGGCACATCCACCATTACCTGTTCTAATGCAAGCCCAACATTTACTGGTGGTGGGTTAACGTATTACGACGTCACGTTTAGTTCTGCTTCTACTGGCACTACAACGGTTAGTGGTGTAAACACATTCAATAACTTAACGCAGACTAGCAGAAGCGGAACAGGCGTTAGGCAGCTATTATTTTCAAACAATCAAACTATTAGCAATACTTTGACCCTTGGTGCTGCTAATACTGCAATTCGTAGAATTTTGGCCTATGGAACAACTGTTACTGGAACTGGTGTAGGGACTGCGATTACATTGACTGTTGCAACGGTTGCAACGCTTGCGGATGTGGATTTCCGTGACATCACGGTAGCTGGCGCATCTTCTCCGTGGTCTGGTACTCGCATTGGTGATGGCGGGGGTAATACCAACATTACTGTAACTGCTGGAACAACCAAGTATTGGAGCCTTGCGGCAGGTGGCAACTGGTCAGCAACGGCCTGGGCCACAAGTTCTGGCGGCACACCCAACGTCAACAACTTCCCACTTGCTCAAGATACTATAGTTATTGAAAATACGGGCTTAAATACCAGCGCAACCATAACTATTGATGCTGCTTGGTGGATTTGCAGTCTAGGCGCAGGAACCAGAACTACGGCGTTCACTCTGGCTGCGGGAACTACTACTCCATTCTTTTATGGGGACGTTACATTCCCATCTGTGGCAACTGTTACTGGAACAGGTTCTTGGTACTTTCCCGGAAGAAGCACAACTCAAAACATCACGACAAACGGTGTTTCTCTTGGCTGCGCCCCAAACTTCAATGGCACAACCGGCAACACCGTCAAGCTGATTGATAACCTGACTACAACAGGTGCAGTAACTCTTCAGCAAGGCACACTTAATCTAAACGACAAAACGCTGACGGGGCTTACGTTTACCTCTAGTAACTCAATCTCCCGCACTATTGCGTTTGGTACTGGCAAAATGGTATTGACGGGAATAAATACAACTGTTTACTCCACAACTACTGGCACGAATTTATCATTTACAGGAACTCCAACAGTTGAATTTACAGGAGTAGGCGCTGTTGGTGAAACACGAACTATCGCCGCAGCCCAAGTCGCTGCGGGTGGTACGGCTTCAAATGCACCAAATATTTATATTAAAGCTGGCGCAGATATTGTTAATATTGGCACTGTAAACAGAGCTTATGGAACAATAGATTTTACAGGCTTTTCCGGGTCAACTTTAACAAATATATCACCGCAAATTTATGGCAGTTTGGTGTTGTCTACTGGAATGACTGTTACTAGCGGCACAAACCAATGGATTTTTGCGGCAACAACGTCACAAACCATTACAACCAATGGCAAAACAATTAACAATCCACTAACATTTGATGGTGTTGGCGGAACCTGGGCTTGTCAAGACGCATTGACGCTAGGCTCTACGCGCACATTGACGTTGACCAACGGTACGTTAAAGCTCAAATCTGGGGTAACCAGTACAGTGGGTGCCTTTGCCACATCAGGCACCAATCAAAAGTACCTTCAATCTACGCTGGCGGGTACGCAAGCCACGCTGTCAAATGCCAGCGGCACCAACACTGTCAGCTATCTGACCATCCAAGACAACAACGCAACGGGCGGAGCAACTTGGCAATCTTTGGTGGTGAACTCAAATGTAAACAACGGCAACAATACTGGGTGGACATTTTATCTAAATAGTTATAGTTCTAATGTAAATGAATCTATAAATTCTTATGACATTATTGGAACAAATGTAGTTAATTATGCCTATATTTATGAGTCTTCATCTATAACAGATAGTTTATTAAGTCGGTACTTGTGGACCATTATAAATAATGGAGAAACTGCAAATTGGCAAAATATAAATAATGCGACATCAGTGTGGACTGATGTTAATAACAACTAAAGAAAATTGTTATTGAAAGGACTGCAAAGTGCCTGAAACTAGACTCACCTTTGGAGAGTGGTTACCTGACCAGCCTGGAATGGTTGGAGCATTGCAGGTTGCATATAACGTCTATCCACAACAAGTTGGTTATGGCCCGATTCCATCACTTAGTGATTACTCTAATGCAGCGTCAGAAAGTCTTATTTCCATCACATCAGGGAAGTTCTCAGGAAATTCTTATATTTTTGCTGGTGGTGCTACTAAGTTGTTCAAGTTTGATTCTGCAACCAGAAATCTTAGTGATGTTTCAAAAGTTGGTGGGTATTCAGGGCTAACGTGGAATTGGGCACAGTTTGGTAAGGTTCTGTTGGCAGCAAACGGTGCTGAGAAGATTCAAGCCTGGACGCTTGGGACATCAGCGGCATTCGCAGATGTTGCTGCTGGCGCTCCGATAGCAAAGTTTGTTGCTGTTGTCAGAGACTTTGTTGTTTCGGCTCACATTTCCAGCTATCCAAATAGAGTGCAGTGGTCTGACATCAATGACGAGACAAATTGGACATCTGGGCCAGCAAGTCAAGCAGACTATCAAGATCTTCCTGATGGTGGAGACATTCAGGGAATTACTGGTGGCGAGTTCGGAATAATCCTTCTTGAAAGAGCCATTGTCCGAATGTCCTACATTGGAAGCCCATTGTTCTTCCAGTTTGATGCAATATCGCCCGTTATCGGATGCTACGAAGCTGGAAGCATTGCCCAGTATGGAAACTTGACGTTCTTCTTGTCTGATGACGGTTTCTACGTCTGTGATGGACAGAAGGTCACTCCAATCGGTGCTGAGAAGATAGATCGGTGGTTTTGGAATGATCTGTCTCCTACAGCGGTATCTGCAATCTCATCTGCTGTTGATCCTGTTAAGAAAGTTGTCTTGTGGTGCTATCCAAACACCAATGCTGGATATTCTTTGCTGATCTATAACTGGCAACTAGGAAGATGGTCTTATGGATCAACGGATGCCAACTATGTAGCAAGCACTGCAACCGCTGCTGTGACATTAGAAGGCCTGGACAACTACTCTGCATCAATTGACGCTCTAACGGTATCTCTAGATGCCAGGCAGTGGCTCGGTGGCCGATTGGTCTTTGCTGGGATCGATGGAAACAAGATCGTGACGTTTGAGGGAACTGCCACCACCGCCAAGATTGAGACCGGAGACTTGTCTCCTGGAGCTGCATCCATTGTCAAACTGGCCCGACCACAAGTAGATAACGGATCTGCTTCTGTATCAGTGGCAAGCAGAGAAATGCTGGACGATCCTATAAGTTTCTCTGATCCAGTTGCTGCATCCAGCGAAAACAGAGTTCCATTAAGATCGTCTGGAAAATACCACAGAATTAGGGTAATCCCTAGTGGAACTTGGACTGCCATTGCTGGGGTTGATATTGATATGACTCCGAGGGGCAAGCGATGATGTTTCGTGGGTTGCCTCCGTTTGGGGCAGATCCTCGGGTTGTCTCTGAGGTCGTAAACAATTTGTTGCGAGGCAAGTCCAACAACACTGGGCGCATTACTCTGAACACAGGTAATGCAACGACAACAACCATTTATGACCCAAATATAAGCCCTGATTCGCTTATCTTGCTGGCTCCAATGTCTTCTGCGGCATTCACGGATGCCACTCCATACGGAGCTTTCCAGGACTCCACAGATCAAACTGCTGCGTCAACAACCACGGCCTATGCTGTAACGCTTAACACCACGGATTATTCGAATGGTATATCTGTTGCCAGCAACTCAAGGATTACGGTTGCCTCCTATGGCATCTATAAC